AGGATATGAAAATGGAAAATAAATGGCTGTACGAAATTGTAGACGATAACTTAGACGATGTTAATGATGACGATTATGTATATGTAGATGAAATGGTAGAAGACTATGACGGCGCTGCTATCTCGCTTTGTACACTAAGTGCAATCAACTGGGGCAACATTCGTCACACATCAGACTTTGAGCGTGTATGTCGTTTGGCAGTGCGTGGACTTGATGCACTACTAAGCTATCAGAACTATCCAATCCTAGCAGCACAGTTATCTACAGAGAAGCGTAGACCCCTTGGTGTTGGCATTATTAACTTTGCATACTGGTTAGCTAAGAATGATTTAACTTATCAACATATTGATGCAGACGGACTTGCACTTGTAGACGAGTGGGCAGAAGCATGGTCGTACTACTTGATCAAAGCAAGTGCTGACCTAGCAGCAGAGCAAGGTGCAATACCAGGTAACATGGAAACAAAGTACGGCCACGGTATTACACCTAATCAAACATACAAGCGAGACCTAGACGAACTCATTCCGCATGTTGAACGCCAAGACTGGAAAGGATTGCGTGAGCAACTCAAAGCTACAGGTATCCGTAACTCAACACTAATGTCTCTAATGCCAGCTGAGACAAGCGCACAGATTGCTAACGCTACAAACGGTATTGAACCACCACGCAGTTTGATTAGTGTAAAGCAAAGCAAGCACGGTGTACTCAAGCAAGTAGTGCCAGAGTTTAAGCGACTAAAGAATAAATATGACTTGCTATGGGATCAAAAGTCTCCAGAAGGTTACTTAAAGATTATGGCTGTGCTACAGAAGTACATTGATCAAGGCATTAGTGTTAATACCAGTTACAATCCGGTGTTCTATACAGATGAAAAGATACCTATGAGTACGTTGTTACAGCACATGCTGATGTTTTATAAGTATGGTGGAAAGCAGCTTTATTATTTTAATACAAACGACGGACAGGGCGAAATTGATGTTAGTAAGATGATGGGCGAACTTGAAATCGTCGAAGTAGACGAAGCAGATTGCGAGAGCTGCACAATTTAATACTTGACACGCCATTCGGGGCGTGTTAGTATAGTACTATACACATACACAAGGGTAACAGATACATGAGCGTTTTTAACACTGCAAACAAAGCAGATCACACTAAAGTATTAGCATTTCTAGATCCGACGGGCGGTCCTACAATTCAACGATACGACACGTTGAAATATAAAAGTTTTGACGGACTAACCGACAAACAACTTGGATTCTTTTGGAGACCTCAAGAAGTAGACATCTATCAAGATGCAAAAGACTTTAAAGCACTTACTGATCATGAGCGTCACATCTTTACGTCAAACCTCAAGCGTCAAATCCTGCTGGACAGTGTACAAGGTCGTGCACCAGTAGAAGCATTTTCACCTATTGTCAGTTTGCCTGAAATTGAGAATTGGATCACAACATGGACGTTTTCAGAGACTATCCACTCACGCTCATACACACATATTATTCGCAACGTGTATTCAAACCCTAGTAAAATCTTTGACGAGATGATGGACACTAAAGAGATTTTAGATTGTGCTGGAGATATCTCAAAGTACTACGATGATCTTATTGAAACAAGTGCGTGGTACAATCTGCTAGGAGTAGGAACACACACAGTTAACGGTAAGAAAATTACTGTTGATCTTTATGAACTAAAGAAATTGTTGTGGCTTACACTAATGAGTGTTAACATCTTAGAAGGTGTACGTTTCTATGTCTCGTTTGCATGCAGCTGGGCGTTTGCTGAAACAAAGAAGATGGAAGGCAATGCTAAGATTATCAAGTTGATTGCACGTGATGAAAACTTGCACCTAGCAAGTACACAGATGATGCTGAAAACTCTTAAAAAAGACGATCCGGACTATGTTAAGATTGCTGAAGAAACAGAAGCAGAATGCATTAAGATGTTTGTAGACGCAGTTGATCAAGAAAAGGCTTGGGCAGAGTATTTGTTCAAAGATGGATCAATGATTGGACTTAACACAGAACTGTTAGCTGATTACATTGAATGGATTTGCACTCGCAGAATGACCAATGTGAATCTTAAGAGTCCTTACACAATTAAAAACAATCCGCTACCGTGGACACAGAAATGGATTAGCGGAAGCGAAGTACAAGTGGCACCTCAGCAAACACAAATTTCCAGCTATGTTTCTGGTGGTACTGTACAAGATGTTGACAACAATACATTTAAAGGATTTAGTCTTTAAATGTGGAACAATCCAGTTGCAGTTGAAGATGACTTGTGTTCTATGGCAAAGTCTTTGGATTGCGACTGGATTGGCGCTGTAAGTGTTGATGCACAGGCAGCATACGATCACAACAACTGTCATAATAATGTTAGTGTACACACTAGTATCTATGGCGGCAAGAGAGTAATTGGTTATTATTTTTTAAAAGGGTTTGGAATTATACAAGCTATACGACATAGTGTATGGCAAGACCACAACCTAGTAGATGTGACTCCATATAAAGATAACAGAGAACATATTATTTTTGCTGCCAGTTCTAATCAAATTGAGGACTATTCAATACCTAACTGTTATTCTCAGTCTCTTGCTAAATATATACAGCAGGAGACCAGCGAAGTGTATTATGTATATCAATTAGTAGACCCACGAAACAGCCAGCCGTTTTACGTAGGCAAAGGAAAGGGTAGACGAGCTAAAACACACTTATGGGACGTTCCTGAAACTAGGAATGTTTATAAAGAAAATAAGATTGCTAGCATACGTGCATCAGGCAACGAACCATTAATTGAATACGTTGCAGAAAATATTATAGATGAAGGGTTAGCGTATGAGATGGAATCAGAGTTAATCAAACAGCATGGCAGAAAAGGGTATGACAAAGATGGAATATTATCCAACATCTGTATAGATGCTCGTCCTCCTAATCACAAAGGTAAAACATACGAAGAAATTTACGGTGTTGAAAAAGCACAGCAACAACGAGGATTGCGTTCGCGCCTGCAGAAAGAACGTGGCGGCTATGGACCTAAAAATCACAGTGCAGAAACACGTGAGAAGTTCAGTAAATTGAATACTGGTACTGGAAATCCTATGTACGGCAAAACACAAAGGCAAAGTACAAAGGATCTAATCAGTGCAAAGGCAAAATTACGAGTTGGTAAGCATAACAAAAATAGTTACACGTATAAATTAACATCTCCACAGGGAGTAGAACATATTCTATGCGGCGGCGAAGCAGCTGATTTTTGTAAAACAAACAATTTAAGTTGGAGTACACTAAAAATGCAAATACAAAAAAACTGGCCTATTCCTAAAAAAGGAAAAACTAAAGGCTGGAAGTTAGAAACAATTCAAAAAGGATTTAGTTTATGATTGAAATTTACGGTAAACCACAATGCCAACATTGCGTTAGCGCAAAGGCATTGTGTGAATCAAGAAACTTACCATTTAAGTATTATCAACTTGATGTAGACTTTACTCGTGACCAAGTACTAGAGATGTTCCCAGGAGCACGTACATTCCCACAGATTAAAGTACACGGTACAAAAATTGGTGGCTTTGACAAGTTGCCTACATACCTAGAAGAAACTAACTACAACGGAACAGGACACTCATTATGATTATTGAAACACCATACAAAGCAGGAGACACTGTGTCTCTAAAACTAAGCAGCGGCGAAGAAATTGTTGCTAGACTAGACGAAGAAACAACAACAAAATTTGTACTCAAAAAGCCAATGGTACTAATTATGCAACAGCAAGGCATGGGTCTAGCACCATTTATGTTTAGTGTAAATCCTGATGCAAAGTTTAATATCTTATCGTCAACTGTTAGTTGCATTGCTAAAACAGAAGATGAAATTGCCAAGCAATACACTGCAACTACCAGCAATATTCAAATGGCATAAATTCTCGGATAAATATACTACTAGTATAATACGAGGAATATAAATGTCATTAGCTGGCGCAAAAATATTTGAAGAATCGACAACGGAAGGCGTAGGTCAAACTACAGTTAATCATCCTGATGTTGATACTGATCCAGGCAGTAGTCCACCGGATCACGTACATATTGACCATGACCTTGCTCATCAAGCATGTCTAGCAGAAATAGCAAGTTTGTTTGAAGATATTCAAACAGACTTGCGAATCATCACCGATAGAGCAGACGACAGATCAAAAGGTGTCTATCAGCGCGACGCTGACACAGTTGCAAATAATCCTGCTAATATAGCTCAAGCAGCAAGAGATTATATTAATCTACAGCAATCAGGAATATTAGAATTAGTAGATGCTGAAATTGGAAATCCTACTAATCTAGGCAACACTAGTGCAGCTAATTATAATGCTCTGAGAAATACCAGTTCTAATCCAGGCGGATTTAGAGGCGGCAGTTCTGTAAATTCACAAGGTGCTGGTTACGGCGCAGGCGCCTCGACTGCAATTGTAGGCGAAGACGGCACAACTTATTATGAAGGTAGTGTGCCACAAGATCAAATTGAACTTAAAAGCGGATCTGGTGTAGGCAATGTTACATACGCCATGGACGGAAAACGTAATTTACCAATCCAAACAGAACTTATGAACATACTTAAAACAGCAGGAGCAGCAGCAGGTGTTGACGTTGTAATTACAAGTGGCGGCCAAGTTCCTAAAAGTGAAGGCGGTCGAGACGGAGTTAATCGTACTGGTTCGAATAGACATGACAAAGGATATGCTGCTGATTGCAGAGTCTTAGACGGTGACGGCACTAGACTATACACTAACAATCCAGCACAACTTGCTATTTTATTAAAATTTGTAGAAGAATGTGAAAAAGCTGGCGCAACAGGAGTAGGTATGGGTAATGGCTATATGGGCAATGGCAATGTACACGTAGACATTGCTTGGAAAGGACAACAAGCTGGTGTGATATCAGGCGTCCTTTCAAATAGATATTGGGGAGGCACCGGACCAACAAATACTGCAAACGCACCTAGATATTTAGTAGACACAATGACACCGAGAGATAACGCATAATGGCAGATCCATATAAGCATATAGACATGACCCCGGAATACAACCGAATCATCACAGCACTTACGGGTATACGTGACGATGTTAGGTTGTTACAAACACTACAATCAGACCCCGAATCTGGTATAACTACTAGCAATGTGTTAAATGATTTTCAACGTGCTTTGTTAGCAGTTAGTATGAGTACAGCAGTAGGAAATACAGCAGCAGCCGTGGCAGGTGCTATCGATAGTGGTGCATCAACAAATGGCGGCGGCACAGCGGCAGCGAGTGGTGATAGCAATGCAGACTTAAATGCAGAAAGAACTTCTATCCTTAATACACTAGGCCAAGATCCTGCTGTACAAAAGGTGCTGATGAGAGAAGCAGGATTTTATTATTGGGAAGCAGAAGGTACAGCTGGTCCAGACGACGGACTACGGGGATCAACTACACAAGTAACTCCGTTTGCTAAAGGCGAACAGTTAGGTTTTGATAACGAAGTCAACGGCCAAATAACTGCTGGTTCGCCTAGCGGTCCACCTGATCAAATACCCAATCCTAGCAAGCCAAGGAAGCGGTGGCCCTTTGCAAGAGCAGAAGGCAGCACAGCATCTCAAAACGCTAATCCGAATGCAGACCTAATTGATCCAGCAACAGGGCAAGTAGTAGCTAGATCGACGGAAGCACAACAAGCAGCAGACAGAGCAGGTACAACTCCGCCGCCAGCATTTGATTATGATGCAGAAGGAGGACAATAATGCCAGCAGTAACACATAGTAATACGCCATTTGCATCAAATGTTTTTGTAAATGGTGGACCGACACTTGGCGGAGCCGTAGCAGATGCGCTCGGTCTCGAAGATACAGTTGGAATTAGTGATGCAGAAGCTAGGGCAATTATAAGTGGTAGAGCAGCAGAACTTGCAGCTGGGGGCGATCCAGATACTAATGAAGCACTTGAAAGTTATGGCGGTGGCTCGCCGGGTGGCACAAGTCCTGTAACAGGACAAGACGGAGCATCTGGTGCACCAGGAAGTGACGCAGCAACAGGCGCAGACGCAGCAGATGATTCTAATATTCCTAGACCTACATCAGAATGGATTAATGTGCAATCGCATGTGAATCCTAGAGTGTTGCCAGAAGTATGGTCTAAATTAGAAACGCTAGCAGAAAGTTTAGGTAGAGTGATTACATTAAACAGTGCATATCGTACACCTGCATACAATAGCAGTGTCGGCGGAGCACGTAACAGCATGCACGTACAACGTAAGGCAGTTGATATACAATGGGGAACATCAACTACTCAAGGCCGAGTTGATATGCTTCAAAAGATAATTGATGCAGGCTTCAGTGGTATTGGATGTTATAACGGTTTCGTTCATGTTGACATTGGAGCAAAACGTCAATGGGGACCTAACGGCAGTCGGACAGGGCAATTTGCACAATATAAACCTGTGCTACGATCCAACGGCTACTCGATGTAATTATTGGTTGACATCTCTACAGTTATATGTTATAGTATATACATAATATAAAAGAGGCTCACATGAAAAAATACAATGATAAAGTAATACTTGCGGATTGTGATGGCGTTCTACTCAACTGGGAATATGCATTCTGTTGTTATTTAGAACAGCGCGGATACACACAAATTGCTAACGGAAATTGGGAATATGATATTGCCAAGCGTTTTGGTATTTCACGCAACGAAGCAATTAAACACGTAAAAGTATTCAACGAAAGCGCAGCAATGGGATTCCTACCTGCATTACGTGATGCAATGTTTTATGTTAAACGGCTGCACGAAGAGCATGGTTATGTATTCCGTTGTATTACAAGTATGAGTACAGACGTCAATGCTAAAAAACTACGTCAGATGAACTTAGAAAAGTTGTTTGGAAAAACAGCTTTCGAAGAACTGGTTTGTTTAGATACAGGAGCTCCTAAAGATGAAGCACTTGCACCTTATAAAGATTCAGGATTGTACTGGATTGAAGACAAACTAGAAAATGCAGAGTGCGGTTTGGACTTGGGTCTAAAGCCAATCTTAGTTGAACATGGGTTCAACATGAACGACAAACTCCGTCCAGGCATTACAAAAGTAACCAACTGGAAGGAAATTTATGAACATATTACAGTAGAAAAAATATGAGCGATCAATCACAACATGAACAAATTGTTGCAGCATTTAATGCTTACTTAGTCGAACACGCGGCATGGGAAGAAAAGAATGTTAAAGCAGCCGCAGCCCGCGCCCGTGGCGCACTAGGTGACTTAGGCAAACTAACAAAGTCACGTCGAGCAGAGATTCAAGAACGTAAGAACTCGATGTAAGGATGAGTATGTGGAAGTATTGGTGCAAAGCTATTGGTACTAAAGCATACGCTGATAATAAAAAAGCAGACAGAGTTGCAATTATCAGAACCTTATGGGTGCTGTTAAATATTGTAACCTGTCTGTTTATTATTATAGGTAATGGAAGAACATTAGGATTTTGGTAAATGGCAAAGTCATACAAGGCACCGCAAAAAGCTAAAACTTATCAGCCTAAAGTTGAAACAGAAAAACATTTAAAAATACGCGGCATTGTCGCAACAAAAAAACTTAAACATAAAAAGGCGTACTACAACAATGAATCCGACTCCGCGTAAGACTGACGAAGCAACACAATCTGCTATAGATGAGTGGCTAGCCAAAGGTAATGAAATTGAAAAAATACCATACGGTAAACGAACTGAAAATTTAGAAATCAAAGGCGGCTTCTACGGACGCAAACCAAAGAAAAAAGAAGAAGAATGAACGTAGAAGCGGGCGACAAAGCCGTAATTGTTTTTAGTATTAATCCTAAAAATGTAGGACGCATAGTTAATGTATCGGAGTATATAGGCAAATTCGAACAAGGTGAAGAGTTTACTGCATTTGGTATGAAATGCCACTGTGCTGTCTATGATCACTACTGGTGGATTGAAGCAGAGGATCTTAGCATACAACTGGGACCATCACCCAAGGCATATATTGCTGACAGTTGGCTACGCAAACTTGTAGACCCTGATAAAAAAGTATCTACTCGAGCACAAAAAGAACTTGACACAATTATATAAATGTGTTATAAATAGTATGTAATGTTGAAACTTTAGCAACGACGGAGTAGACCCGGGGGCGGCACCCGGCACCTCCACCATAAGCACACTAGGGGAAGGTTCGTACACGCCTGAGGAAATCCCTATGTACAGGCTCTAGTGTGCTTTTGATGGGGGTGAAGCAGGTATCGATACACGTAAGAGAGAAAGTGGAGTTACCCGGATGTAAGCACGGTTATCGCGAACGAAAACTATAAACGCAAACGAAAGTTACGCATTAGCAGCCTAAGGGCTCTACGAGGTAGTTAGGCCTTGTTACCAAACATAGCAGGATTAAAGGCACTTCGGTGTCTTTTTTCTTGACAAGATAATGATTCAGTGTTATATTAGTAATATAGAAACAAAAGGGTACTACACATGTCAATGAATCACGATGCAAAGCCTAAAGACGATGAACTAGAACGAATGAAAGCAGAGTTTCTTGCTAAAGGTGGCGAGATTACTGTAGGTAAAACAAAATCTATGCCTAGTGAACTGGGCATTAGCAACAGCACTTGGAATAACAAACTAACCAAAGCAGAAAAGCAAGCAAAAGAAGAAAAATAATGCGAGCTAACAAAAGAAATGACTATCGAGTAGTCAAAACGACTCGTCGTACAGGAGAGCAAGTTTGGAAAGTAACAGTAGGCGGCACAGAAACGGTAAGTACCTGTACGTCAATTGAGCAAGCACAGGCACTTGCTAAGAATCTCAATTTAGATCCGTGGTTCCTAGATCGAGGTAACACTAGAGCAGATAGGAATCGTGTTGCATCGTAGCAACACTAGTGTAATAAGATTATTAAACCTATCAAAATACGCTCTGAACTACCACTAATATAACATCTATATAGTTAAGTATTATCACGAGCAACCAGCTCATTTATAAAAAAAGGAAATATCAAAATGCGTACATTCGTACTAGCAGCAGTTGCAGCAATGGCTGCAACATCAGCATCCGCAATGGATCTAACATCAGCACTTGCACTTAATACAGAAGCAGTGACAACATACAACGTTGATGCAGAAACAACTGTAGCAACAATCAACCCAGAGATTGCATATACAGGTCTAACTAACTTCACACTAACCGCAGGCACAACACTAACTGCATACGACAACACTGGCACAACTTTTGATCTAACAGACGAGTTTGATCACCTACCAGTACTAGAGTTTGGCGCATCATATGCTATCCGTGATGACTTCACAGTAGAAGCACTAGTAGACTATGACCTAGAAGCAGAGTCACGTGGTGACCTAACATTAGTAGCAACGTTTAACTTCTAATACTTGCCAGTGGCACGGGGACAGGCTTTACGCCGTTCGAACTAAAAGCAACCTTCGGGTTGCTTTTTTTATGACTAAATAATACGGGCACATTATTTAGAGGGAAACAAAAATGCAACATAACGAGTATGACGTAACTGTCATTAAAATTGTCGACGGAGATACTGTTGACGTAGATATCGATCTAGGGTTTGGCGTAACGTTAAAAGACGAACGTGTAAGAATCATGGGTATCGACACTCCAGAGTCGCGCACAAGCGATAGAGTAGAGGACTTGTTCGGCGAAGCAGCAAAAGCAAGACTCAAAGAACTAATGCACGATGGCGCAAGACTTATTACTACAGAAGACAAACATGGCGAAGATATGAAAGGCAAGTTTGGTCGTATACTTGGCGATTTTAAATCACCAGATGGTAAACTTGTCACAGACATCTTAATTGCTGAAGGGCATGCTGTAGCATATTTCGGCGGATCAAAAGAAGAAATTGCTGCAAAACATCTAGTAAATAGAAGTAAGTTATTACGCGAAGGTATAGTAAGTCAAGAAGACTACGACAAAGCTGTAGCACTAATGGAAGGCAAATAACCAAAAAAAGGATCCGAAAGGGTCCTTTTTTAATAAGTACTGTATAAACCAAAAGGAGATTGATTAAGTGAGTCACGAACAAGATAAGGCTAATGCTGAAGCAGAAAAACAGCGGCAGCAACAAGAAAAGAATTCAAAGTCAAACCAAAAGCATCAGGCTGAAATTGACAAACAAAATGCCGACGCTGCTAAAGCCAACGCAGACAAAGAAGCTGAAGTTGCTAAACAAAAGCAATCACAAGCTGAATCTGATGCAGCAAAAGCACAAGCTGATTTAGACGCAGCTCATGCAGCAGAAAAAGAAGCAGAAGATAATTACAGTGCTGCCCAAGCTGAAGTACAAAAGTCAGCAGATATGGTACAACAAGTATCGCAGCCGCAGTATAACATTGAAGTAGTAGACGAAGTTGCAGTTAAAACTTCTGGTTCAGTAGGAAACGAAAACGCTGGCGCTAGTGGTAGTGCAAGTGCAAGTGCAGGATATGAAGCAGGCGCAAGTGCAGGATATGAAGTAACAGACACAAGTGTTGCAGCAGGCGCAGAAGTACATGCAGGCGTAGAAGCAGGCGCAGAAGCCAGTGGTGAAGCACACGCAAAACAAGAGATTGTACCAGGCGTAGATGCAGTAGCAGACGCAAGTGGCTCAGCAGAAGCACACGCAAGTGCAGAAGCAGAAGCACACGCACAAGGTAGTGCAGGCTGGGATGGAAGTGATGCAACAGCAGCAGCAAACGTAGGTGCAAGTGCAAGAGCAGAAGCAGGCGCAAGTGGCGAAGCAGATGCAAGTGTCGGACTTGAAACTCCCCTAGGTGATGTAAAAGTAGATGCAGGCGCCGAAGGGCAAGCAAACGTACACGCAGAAGCATATGCAGAGGCAGGAGCACATGCAAGCGTAGGTGAGCACGGTGTTGATGTAGGCGCAGGAGCAATTGCTGGTGCAGGCGTTGGCGCCGAAGCAAGCGGTTCAGCACACCTAGGTGGCGCGGAAGTAAGTGGTAGTGCTGGTGCAAGTATCGGCGCACAAGTTGGTGCTCAAGGCTCAGCGCATGCAACATACGAAGACGACACAATCTCGTTTGGCATTGACGGTGAAGCAGCACTTCTAGTTGGATTAGACGTTGATGTAAACGTAGATTTAGACATTGGTCCTTTGATTGATACTGCAAACGCAATGATGCATGCAGGTAAGACTATGGAAGAAGCCTGTGATTACATTACCAATAACATCGACAAAGCACAAGAAGATGCAATTAAAGTAGCAGACGATGCACTTAAAGTTGCAAATCAATCAGCAAAGGTTGCTAACGATGCATACAATGATGCAAAGAAAACAACCAAGCAAGCAGAGAATGCAGTTAATGATTGCGCTAATGCAGTAACAGATGCAGCTAACCAAGTTGCTAACTGGACTGTATCAAGTGCAAATGCATTAGCAAATTCGCAGGCAGCGCAGCAAACTATCAATGCGTGTAATAGTGCTATCAAAGCCTGTGACAGTGCTATCAAAGCCTGTGACAGTGCTATCAGTAGTGCAGAAAAAGCAATCACCGACGCAGCCAATGCAGCAGCAAAAGCAGCAGAAGATGCAGCAAATGCAACAGCAAAGGCAGGCAAGGATGCTTGGAAAGCAACTAAGAAGTTTTTCTCAGATGTACGTCTAAAAGAAAATGTAAAGTTTGCAGGTTCTGTTGCAGGCATCAATACCTACACTTATAACTACTTAGGATCGAGTGTAGAGCACACAGGTGTTATGGCACAAGAACTACTAGGTACTAAACATGCTGACGCAGTAAGTGTGCATGCAAATGGTTACTATCAAGTAGACTATAATAAGTTGCCAACAGTACACTAAGGAAGTAAACTATGGCTAAACCAGTTCAAGTCAGTGAAGACACAGAATTACAAATAAGTTTAAAAACTGCTGGAGCAATCCTATTTGCTGTTGTTTCTGCTGCTGGACTGGTTTTCCATGTCGAAAGTAATATAGATGATGTGCAAAGCGAACTTGAAAAACACACTATACATATTCAAACACTTGCACAAAAAATTAATAGCCCGCAAGTACAAGAAGCACATACTGAATTAGCTTTACTAAAGCTACGAGTGCAACAGCTTGAACAAGAATTACAAGAAATTAAATCGCAAAGGCAATAATAGATGCAAGTAGAAACGCTCTACAAATGCGAATACATAACTGGAAAACTTGAAACAATAGACGTCAAATCTATTACTAACATGGTTCTTGAAAAGTATCGTGCAAATAAAACTATGACCAATCACGTTGCAAGTATACGCAATGAAGACATTCGCATAGAGTTTAATTCAGAAATACAAAAGTTAGCAAAAGAATTATCCACGGCATGGTATGAGTATTCTGGAAAGGAAATTGAACTATGCTGGAACAGTAGTATGACAGATACTGATCCAAACACAGCGGCTTGGGCAGTGGTACACAGTCGCGGCGAAATGACTAATCTACACAGTCACGAAAGCTCAACTAACTATGAAGAAGGCGCACATGTAAGTGCAGCATTTTGGGTACAATGTCCTAAAGATAGCGGCAACTTTGTATTCCAATACAAGCCAAATCCTTATATAGTTGAACAGCACGATATAGAACCTCAACAATCGCATTATGCTATGTTTGACAGTACCATGCCACATTTTGTAACAAAGAACTGCACAGACGAACTACGCATTGTAATCAGTATGAATTTTAAACTTAAAGGTTGACAACACTCAAAACTGCTGCTATACTGTATAGACAGTAACAAAAAACAGGAGTTTTGTTTTGACAATGCAACTTGTTGGTCCATATATGACCACTACTAATTATAAAAAGCGCAAACAAAAGCCACGTACAAAAGCACAACAGGCGCAGTTTGAACAGTCGCACAAAGAGTACAACAAAAGTATGAAGCGTATGGGCTGCCACGATCAAATGATGTCGCTGGCTGATTATGACCTATATGTGCGCGGATTGTATAAGCCTAAATTAAAAGGCATATCTAAAATGCCTGAGAACAAACCGTATCAACGAGAAACTAAACAGTATAAAAGTTTTGGAGACGGAGTGGGTGTTGCAACTAAAGTAGAATCGCCAAAATATACAGGCGAACGTAAGTTACTTGGGATCGCCACGATGCACAAAAGTAATATGGTACCTATCTTTGAAGACAACAAACACGAAGCAATTGAAATTTCTCGTATGCGGCGATAAATAAACATGTAAAAGGTGTAGTTCGCGAGCGGGAACTCCAACTACACTATTGCTATTAAGGAGCAACAGCATGAATATTTATTACATCTACGCCTACCTCAATCAAAAGACTGGTAAGCCTTATTACATTGGTAAAGGGCAAGGCGACAGAATCAATGCATCACATCTAAACTTAAACTTACCACCAGATCAAAACAACAGAGTGATACTGGAAGATAACCTTGCGGAACAAGACGCATACAATTTAGAAGTTAAACTTATAGAACAATACGGACGTAAAGATATCGGCACAGGCTGTCTGCTAAACAAAACAGCAGGCGGTACAGGCGGCGACACTTCTGCACACAGAATTTATAAACCTATGAGTGAAGAAACTAAGTGTAAACAACGCGAAGCAAAACTAGGCAAAGTGCCGTGGAACAAAGGCAAAAAAGATATTGCACATATTAATCCAGGGAATCGCAAACCACGAAGCGAAGAAACTAAACGTAAGATTAGAGAAAGTGTGTTGGCTACTAATGCTCGAAAAAAGGTTGACAAACCTTAGAATGATGTTATTATAGTTGAGTAAGTTAAATAAATCTTAGGCAAACGGAGTTAGGCAATATGACGATGAAAACACAAGATGACATTGATGCATTTAACAAACGAAACAAAGTGCAAGACGACATAGACTTTATCGAATCTCATCCACTAATAAGCAGAGTAGAAGTTATTGGTGAAGCCAAAGACATAGCAGCAATGCGTCGATAAATAAGTAAAGGGCAAAATCATGAAAAACTATCTAATTGGACTATTTGTAGTCATAGCATCCATTACCTCTGCAAATGCAGCAAAAGCACAAATCTTTACAGCAGAAGCCTATCCACAACATTGGTGTCTAGCACAAAACATCTATTACGAAAGCCGCGGCAGCAACCTAGCTGATATGGCAGCAGTTGCAAATGTAGTAATGAATCGTATTAAAGACCGACGTTATCCTGACACCATCTGCGGTGTAGTACAACAAGGCGAAAAACTTGCAAACGGAAAGATGCGAAAGAATAGATGCCAGTTCAGCTGGTACTGCGACGGCCAAAGCGATTGGCCAACTAACGGGGATGCTTGGTTTAAAGCACAGTTTATTGCTTGGCAAATGATTGAAGATGGCAAGTATCGCGGCTTAACCGAAGGTGCAACGCACTATCATGCAACATATGTAAACCCACGCTGGGCCAAAGAGTTGCAACTAATCGGCAGGATCGGTGAACACATTTTTTACCGTTGGGAGTAATACGACAGCTTTATAGCTGCATCGTTTGAGGTTAAATACAAAACTATGATACTAGGATACTTAACATTAATTACGGCGCTTTCGATTAGCGCCGTTGCTATTTACTACAGTGTAGCTGGACTAGTAGCAATCTTTGCGGCGGCTGCTGTTCCTATTATGATTATGGGCGGCATACTTGAAGTAGGTAAGCTGGTTACAGCAGTATGGTTACACAGATACTGGGAGCAGTCTAAATGGTGGCTTAAAACGTATCTAAGTGTAGCAGTCGTAGTACTGATGTTTATTACAAGCATGGGTATCTTTGGTTTCCTAAGCAAAGCACACATTGAACAGACTAGTGCTAGTCAAGAAAGTGTTGCTCGTGTAGAAACTATACAAAAAGAGATTGATAGACAAACTGCTATTGTGACTCGCGCAGAAAATGAGATAAACAAGTTAGAGTCAACAGGCACAGGCAGCGATGCTAATGTACAATCACAAATAGACAAAGAACAACAGCGTATAGACAGTGCCTACAGTCGTATACAACCTGCTATCGACGAACAAAATGCAATCATCAATAGTCAGGGACAGTTGCTTCGCGACGAGCTTGCTAGAATCGACGCAGGGCTAGCAACACTGCAACGTTATATCGATGAAGGCGACATCAAGCGAGCTCAGCAAATGGTAGGTGCACGAGCTGATGGATCGTTTGGACCAAACACTGCTACTAAGTTTAGGGAATGGCAAGACGCCCAGCAATTAAAGCGTACAGAATTATTAACAGAAATACAAAAATCTACTAATAACCCACAGGCACGAGCTGCGTCAGCTGAAATTAAACGCATACGTGCAGGTGTTGAGTTACAAATTGCACAATCTAACACGCTAATTAACAGACTGCGTACACAAATTGGTAAGACAGATAATACTGCAAATATACAAGCAAGTATTGACGAACAAAACACCCGCATACAACAATCTAACCTGCAAATAGATACATTAACAGAAGAACGTATTGCACTTGAATCAGAGTATCGTAAGCTAGAAGCCGAAGTGGGCCCGATCAAATACATAGCTGAATTTATATACGGTGAAACAGATACAAACACATTAGAAGAGGCAGTACGCTGGGTAATTATCATCATCATCTTTGTGTTTGATCCACTTGCTGTTCTACTATTAATAGCCGCACAATATACCTTTGAGTTTCGTAAGAAAGAACTTGAAGATGACCGCGGTGAACGTCTTCGGCTCGAGAGAGAAGAATACGAGAGAGCAAGAGCACAGCGTATAGTTGACAATCCTGGATTTGCACCTTATAATCCTGTACCTACAGGTGACAACAACCCAACTAACAGTGTTTTTGTTGAACAAGAGGAAGAAGTAGAAGATGAAGCATCTGATAGACTTGATGATGAACAATCAAATAGGGCAGAAGAAGAAACTGCCGGAGGAACTGCCGGAGGAGATTTGTCTGAATTCAGAGATGCTGGTAGAGACGCTGCGTCGGCTGATGAATCAACTAGAGCCGAACTTAGTAGAGGAGACACTTCCGACGGAGTGGCTTTGGCCGACGAAGATATCCTAGGCGATACAATCGAAAAAAAAGATTTAAGGTCACCGGTAGAGTTAGACCGAGAAGCTGAGTACGATGCTAAAGAACAGGATGAAACTTTTCAACTGAACAAAACATCCTGGAAAGAAGCCAATCCTGATCAAACACTAAAGCACTATAAGAATTTATATGTCAAAGGTATAATTGACTCATTGCCGTGGGAAGAAAAAACTCCAGATGATAACTACAATACTAGTGAAGGTTATCAACAAAATGCAGAACAAAGTGAAACCACCTTGTTTAACAAATTATCTAAAAAATAGGTGTTAATTGAACAAAATTAACATTATCACACCGCCTGATATGATACTAAATGACAGCTACCAACTGTTGTTAGTGTATCCTAGCAAGCAACTACAAAATGAACTGCAAGATACATTTTTGAACAGCACACAGCTAGGTGTTAATGTGTACTATTATGACAAACCAAATTATAATAAAACAGATGCAGAGTGGTTAATTAATATATTTAAAATGTGCAACACAGTTATTATTGACGTAGACAATGTAGCACCGTGGGCACAGCAGATACTAAGTTACATGATAGCTAAACCTAAAACATATTGGTTGACAAACAGCCAAGAGTCAGTATATAATATACTAAGTAATAACAAAGTTTATAACTTAGAATTTTTGTCCGCAATAGGAGATAACAACTTTGAGACAGAATAATAACAATCGAGAACCGCGTGGCCTGGCAGTAGAAGTACGTAACGGAGATGTAAATTTTGCATTACGTAAGTTTAAGAAAAAAGTACAAGAAGACGGAATTCTTCAAGAACTACGCAATCGAGAATTTTTTGAAAAACCAAGTATTACTCGTGCTAAAGCAAAAAAAGCGGGCAGGGCTCGTTGGCTTAAACAATTAGCAAAGCAAGACGAAGGCGCTCCTTCTAATCATAATAAATCTAAACGCTAAGAGGTATTAATGCGTATTGACAATGAAGTTCGGCTAGACTACAAGGATGTACTAATCCGTCCTAAGCGTAGCACTCTTAAAAGTCGTAGTGAAGTAAGTCTCGAGCGCGGCTTTACTTTTCGTAATTATGTTCCAGACTTTCCTGATAACTGCTCAGAGGATCCTCACTATCGTGGTGTTCCTATCATGGCGTCAAACATGGACGGTGTCGGCACATTTGCTATGGCAGATGCATTAAGCGCACAAGGCATCTTTACCTGCCTTGTAAAGACTTACACTGCGGAAGAACAGATCGAGTTTTTCTACGGTGACGGACTCAATCGCACAGACTATGTGGCTATGAGCATAGGCACCAGCACAGCAGATTTTGAAAAGCTGTGTGCTGTGTATGCTAAGTGTGAAGACAATTTAAAATATGTTTGCATTGACATTGCAAATGGATATTCAGAACACTTCACAACACATGTACGTGAAGTACGCAAACGTTTTCCACATCTTGTAATTATAGCAGGTAACGTAGTTACTGGTGAAATGACAGAGGAGTTAATTCTTGCAGGAGCAGATATTGTTAAAGTGGGCATTGGCCCTGGTAGTGTTTGTACTACTCGCATTCAAACAGGGGTTGGTTATCCTCAGCTTTCTGCTGTTATTGAGTGTGCAGATGCTGCTCATGGTCTTGGCGGCCATATTATTGCTGATGGTGGTTGCACTTGTCCTGGTGATGTAGCCAAAGCCTTTGCTGCTGGTGCTGACTTTGTAATGCTTGGCGGCATGCTTGCCGGACACGATGAAGGTGGCGGCGAAGTAATTACTAAACGCTATGTTACAAATGAACTAGCAAGTCCGGCAGAACTAAGATTAAAAGATAGAGCAGACCTTGGTCGAACTTGGGATAGCAGTAATCGCATTATCGAAGAAAAGAAGTTTGTGCAGTTCTACGGTATGAGTAGTGATGCAGCAAACACAAAACATTTTGGTGGACTTAAAGACTATCGTTCATCAGAAGGCAGGGAAGTCTTAGTTCCTTACAGGGGCTCTGTTGGTATAACCATACAAGATTTAACCGGAGGACTAAGATCTACCTGTACATACGCAGGTGCTAAGACGCTCAAGCAACTTAGCAAATGCACAACGTTTGTTCGTGTTACACAACAATTTAATGCGGTGTACGCAAACAAATAAATAAATCCGAGCGCCGAAAGGGCTCATTATAATCTTGCTTAACAAGGAGAAACTTATGAATGTAAGACCAATTCGAGATAGAATTCTCGTCAAACCAGCTGAGGCAGAAACTAAAACTGCTGGAGGCCTTTTTATTCCAGACAACGCTAAAGAAGGACCAGTACAAGGCACTATTGTAAGTGTAGGCACTGGGCGTGTTACTGATGACGGAACAGTTGTTCCTCTGATAGTAGCAGCAGGTAATACAGTAATGTATATCAAAGGCGCAGGCGTCACTACAAAAGTAGATAACGTCGAATACTTGATCTTAACAGAAGATCAAATCTTAGCAATTGTAGAATAAGGAGAATACAAATGACAGCAAAGAATGTAACTTTCGGCGCGGAAGGCCGTGCCAAACTAGTAGCAGGTGTTAACACACTTGCAAACGCAGTACGTGTAACATTAGGTCCTAAAGGACGTAACGTAGTAATTCAAAAAGCTTATGGCGGTCCAGTAATTACCAAAGACGGTGTAACTGTAGCAAAAGAAATTGAACTAGAAGATGCACTAGAAAACATGGGTGCACAAATGGTCAAGGAAGTAGCCAGCCGCACAGCAGACAACGCAGGTGACGGTACTACAACTGCAACTGTACTTGCACAAGGCATTGTTACAGAAGGCATGAAGTATGTAACAGCAGGCATGAATCCTATGGATCTCAAGCGCGGCATTGACAAAGCAGTAACAGCACTAGTAGCAGAACTGGACACATTGAGTAAGCCGTGTACTACACAGCAAGAAATTGCACAAGTAGGTTCAATCTCGGCCAACAGTGACACAACTATTGGCAATCTTATTGCAGACGCAATGGAGCGTGTTGGTAAGAATGGTGTTATCACAGTTGAGTCAGGCAAGGGATTGCAGGACGAACTAGAAGTTGTTGAAGGTATGCAGTTTGACCGCGGCTACTTGAGCCCATACTTTATCAACAACACAGAGCGACAGATTGTAGAGCTTGAAAGTGCATATGTATTGATTGTTGAAAAGAAGATTTCAAACATCCGCGATCTAGTACCAGTACTAGAAAGTGTAGCACAATCAGGCAAGCCTATTCTTATCATTGCAGAAGACATCGAAGGCGAAGCACTTGCAACTCTAGTAATCAACAGTGCTCGAGGTACTGTTAAAGCGTGTGCAGTTAAGGCCCCAGGCTTTGGTGACAGACGCAAAGCTATGCTGCAAGACATTGCTACACTAACTGGCGCAACTGTTATTTCAGAAGACATGGGACTTACACTTGAAAAAGTAACAGGTGAGCACCTAGGTACTGTTGATCGTGCAGAAGTATCAAAAGACAATACTATTATTGTCGGCGGCGCTGGCACAGCAGACGCAATTGCAGATCGTATTGCAGCTATTCAAGCACAAATTGACGCAACTGAGTCAGACTATGACAAAGAGAAGCTGCAAGAACGTTTGGCTAAATTGGACGGCGGCGTGGCTGTGATCAAGGTAGGTGCTGCTACTGAAGTAGAGATGAAAGAGAAAAAGGATCGTATTGACGATGCACTTCATGCAACTCGTGCAGCAGTAGAAGATGGTATTGTAGCCGGCGGCGGAGTAGCATTGCTTCGTGCAAAGCAGCGTGTAGGTACACTAACAGGTACTAATGCAGACCAAGACGCAGGCATTGATATTGTGCTTCGTGCAGTTGAATCACCTATCCGACAAATTACTATGAATGCAGGTGAGAGTGCAGATGTAGTAGTTGCTAATATTTTAGCAGGCGAAGGCGACTACGGCTTTAACGCTGCAAACGGAGAGTACGGTAACATGATCGAACTAGGTATTATTGATCCAACTAAAGTCACTAAAACTGCTCTCGTAAACGCAGCTAGTGTTGCAAGTTTGTTACTAACTTCGGAATGTGCTATTACAGATATTCCAGCAAAGGCAGGCACAGCAACGAATCCAGGCATGGGCATGATGTAAACTGTCGGTGATAAATAGTTGTGTAACGCCGAAAGGGTTACACAACTTAATCTTGCTATAATATAGGAGAAACTAAAATGACAAGAATAGAAACAACGGCATTTCCGCCACACTTCCACAAAGCTACTATTGGGTTTGATAGACTATTTAATGAACTAGATCGACAGTTTGCTAACAGTCCAAACACTTCGGGCTATCCTCCATATAACATTGTACAAATCGACGAAAGCGAATACATGATTAGTATTGCAGTCGCAGGGTTCGGCATGGGCAATTTAGAGATTACAAAAGATAAGAACATCTTGCGTATTGAAGGTACTACCCCAGTAGGTGGAGAAAACGTTAACTATCTACACAAAGGAATTGCAGGACGTAATTTCCGTAGAGAGTTTACTCTTGCTGATCACATGGAAGTAGTAGGAGCAACACTTGAATTAGGTATGCTTAATGTACACTTACAACGTGAAGTTCCAGAAGAACTACAACCTAAGAAGATTGCTATTACTGCACCTTCTAAAAGTGAAACTTTAACAATCGACGGCGAATAAGCAGTCAGGGGGAGTGAAATACCTCCCCCACCTATAAGGAAAAAACATGAGCACCGACATTGACGTAGTAATTGACGAAAAAATTAAAAAGAGAGTTAAAGAACCTAGTAATTATAATGTAATCATGCTAAATGATGACGCTACTCCTATGGAGTGGGTAATTGGAGTACTAAAAGAAATCTTTAGGCATAGTGATGCTGATGCAGAAGCACTTACTATGAAGATTCATAATGAAGGATCGGCAGTCGCTGGTACCTATAAGTACGAGATAGCAGAACAAAAAGGCACTGAAGCAACCAATGCAAGCCGAAATCAAGGATTTCCTCTGCAATTAAAGGTAGAAGAAGAATAAATGAGCAACCTCAAAGATCTAACATGGGAACACCATAAGAACGCAGAACGTCAAACATTTGTTAAAGAAATGTTTGCTAAAGAACCTCAGATAAGCCACGAACGATATGCTACGTATCTATTCAATCAACATCCGCAATACAACATGCTAGAAATGTTAGCTATGATGCATGGACTGTTTGACGGAATGCCTGAACTGCGACGAGCTCCTAGCATACACGAAGACTATCAAGAACTTTGGGGCGAAGCCAATCCGCATCAACCTCCATTAATGCCTGTGGTAAAAGAGTACATGGATCACTTGATGAGTATTAAGGATGATGCTGACAAACTTATGGCACATGTTTATGTAAGACACATGGGAGATCTAAGTGGTGGACAGATGATTGCAAAACGTGTGCCAGGCGAAGGACGTATGTACAAGTTTGACAAAGGTCACGACGAGCTAAAGGAACTAGTGCGTTCGAGACTAGATGATTCAATGGCAGATGAAGCAAAACTATGCTTTGACTTTGCAACTAAAATGTTTCAACAACTAGGCGAGGCAAAGTAATTGTGAGTATTATTTGGGATAGACTAATAGAGTGTAAAGATGAGATTATACAAATATTTGATAAACAAGCCACTGAATTTGACGAACCTGGGCTTAAACATTTTAATAACGATCTGTGGATTAATCGCGTTTGGCGCAATGATAATGTTAGGCGGGCTCACATTGATGTTGTAGACGCTCGTGATACTAAAGGCTTGTGGATGATGCATGTATGCGTATTTCCTGTGCTCAACAACGATGGACCAATCTACGGGTTTGATGTTATCGCAGGCAAGAACAAAATGACAGGTGCATTCCACGACTTCTCAGCAAGCAGCGGCGGCATTAATCATCCTATGATCGAAGGCTACAAAGAAGCAGTTGCAGACTTTATCCCCAAGAAACAGCGACAGTTACCAGAGTGGGCTACTAACATTTTTACAGATAAGATGCTTGCAGCCGGTAATGTAAGCACAGAAGAAGAAGCAGTTGCTATCATAGAACTAGCACAAGACAACCTCCGTGCATACTTTGGCGAAATTGGTGAGTTCACTGGGCAAGGTATTAGAGATGAAGTAATTGCTGCACAAAACTACTACTGTCACAACCAGCAACAGAATCCGCATACTCCTCGCACAATGAAAAGCCTAGGCCTTGACGAAGCAGATGTAGATCGTTTCTGCACAGATATGTTGTTTCCTAAAATCGTATAAATATTAGAAACAAATAGGAAATAACAATGCGTTGGAACGAGTTTAAAACAGTATTAACAGAATCGGGCCTAAGTAAAGCTTACTTACAAAAGCACAGAGGGCAATACCTTGATATACTAATCAACATGATTGCCGCTGGTAAAGATGTTGAATTAGAAGGTAAATCAAAAATTGCATATGGTAAAACTGTAAAATTTGAACCATCTGAGGCCGAACGTCTTGCAAAAATGTTTTACGGTGAAAACTCTCCAATCGAAGACAAAGATGAAGTAAACGCTGACGACCGAGGTTTTTTAATTCCAGCAGGTCA